GTCAACGCCACGTCCTTCGTCCTCCCCAACGTACAGACCATCACCGGCACCACCGCTTACATAAAGGCGACATAACATGCTCACCTATTACGCCTACGACAGCCAAGCCATCTACACCAACCCCGTGGAGTTTGACCCTTATGGGCCGATCCCGCCTAACTCAACGCCCTTGGTCCCTCCGGCTCTGACGGGCACAGAGGTCGCGCAGCTTCAGTCTGACGGCTGGGTGATCCTGTCTGAGCGCCCTCCTGCACCGCCTCCTCCTGAGCCTGTGCCTCCTCCTGCGCCCGAATACACCCGCCTCCAGTTCCTGTTCCTGTTTACCCCGGAAGAGATCATTGCGGTCCAAAACGCGGCTGTAACCAACGAGTCGGTGGCTTACTATTATTACATGATCGATGCGGTTGTGACTTTGCAACTGACGGATACGGCTGTTATCAATGGGGTTAACATGCTAGCCACAGAGGGCGTCATCACGCCTGAACGCGCTGCGCAAATCCTTGCTGGTGATCCGGCACCCACTGCTCCGTAAGGTACCGCTGGTATGGCTTTTATCAAGCTGCAGTTCAAACCGGGTATGAACCGTGACCAGACCAACTACTCCAATGAGGGTGGTTGGTGGGACGGCAACCGTATTCGGTTCCTTTCTGGGTACCCTCAAAAGATCGGGGGCTGGGCCAAAGCTGCCCCTACGTCGTTTTATGGCGTGTGCCGCCAGTTCTGGAATTGGGTAACGACCTATGCAGATAACTTCCTAGCCCTAGGAACCGACAACAAGCTCTACATCAACGCGGGTGGGGAGTTCTATGATGTCACCCCGCTGCGAGCCACAGACCCTACCCTGAGCTCCACGATCACCGATAACTGCGTCCAGACGATTAATGGCTCAACTACGGTAACCCTGAACCTAGGGTCTGCTACCAACCCCAACTGCGTTGTGGGGTCCTTTGTGACTGTGCGGGGCGTGACAGGCACGGTGGGCGGCATCCCTAATAGCGATATCAATGCTAATCAGATCGTTACAGCGGTAGGCAGCACATCGCTCTCTTTTGTTGTGGCTACAGCCGCTACATCCTCTGTAGCCGCTGGTGGTGGCACGGCTATCTTTATTGACTTCGAAATCGCCCCCGGCAACACGGTCTCTGTACAAGGCTATGGCTGGGGTGTGGGTACTTGGGGTCGAAGGACTTGGGGGTCCGGTGCCGCTGCGCCGTACGCTACTCTGCAGCGGGACTGGTTTTTTGATAACTTCGACAACGACCTTGTGATGAATATCCGCGACGGTGTGCCTTACTACTGGGTTCGAGGCGTGCTGGTGGACCCCGCTACGTCCTTGGCTACCCGCGCCATTACCCTCGCTGCCTATGCAACGAGTGAAGGATATCCAAGCTCTGCGGTACCCGTGAAGGTCACACAGGTGCTCGTTTCGCAGCAGGACCGCCACGTTCTTGCCTTTGGCGCGGTGCCCTTCGGTAGCGTTGACCCTAACGACTTTGACCCTCTGCTTATCCGTTGGTGCAGCCAAGGCTCGCCGGGAGAGTGGACACCTGCTGTGACTAACTCTGCAGGCTTTATCCGGGTCTCTCGAGGTTCGCGCATCGTGCGGGCGCTGGCCACACGTCAGGAAATCCTTGTCTTCACAGACACGCACCTCTTCACCTTGCAGTTCCTTGGCACGACTGACGTGTTTGGTCTGCAGGAGTACGCGGACAACATCTCCATCATCTCGCCTCGGGCCTGTAGCTCGGCTGCCAACATTACCTACTGGATGGGTAACGGCAAGTTCTACGCCTATACGGGCCGCGTGGAGACGCTCGCTTGCTCGCTGCGAAACCACGTGTTCGAGAACCTGAACTTTAACCAGTATGGGCAGATCGTATGCGGCACCAACGAGCAGTGGAATGAAATTTGGTGGTTCTACCCCAGCGCCGACTCCAACTGGAACAATAAGTACGTCGTCTACAATCACCTTGATCGCATTTGGTACTATGGCGATATAGAGCGCACAGCTTGGTTAGACTCCGCTTTGCAGCAGTTCCCCCTTGCTGCTGATACCAATGAAGGTGCAGCACAGGGTTATATATACTTCCATGAAAATGGTGTGGACGACGACGGCGCACCGATGGAAGCCTTTATTTTGTCCAACGACTTCGACATCGGTGATGGCGACAACTTCATGCTGTCCAACCGCCTGATCCCAGACGTGAATTTTAATGGTTCTACTGGGGGCACTTCACCCACTGCTACGGTCACGATCTACCCACGGAACTTCCCCGGCCAGAGCTATAACTCGAATATGACCGAGACTAGCTCCGTAGTCGGTAACTCGGCCAACGTCGACGAGTACACCAATCAAGTCTTCATGCGCACCCGTGCGCGTCAGATGGCCTTTAAAATCCAGTCTGAGAACCTTGGGACGCAGTGGCAGGTCGGTACACCACGACTTGACATCAAACAAGATGGTCGCCGCTAGTGGCCCTCGATAGGTTCCGTGCCTCACCCCTACCCAATCCGCCGCTGGACTATGACCCCCAGTACGTGCGGCAGCTCATCCGCGTGATCGAGGCCTATTTCTCTCAGTTGGACTCCCGTACCCCTAACAATGCACAGAAGTACACGGCGGACACGTTCAATGGTATACTCGCGACTAAGAACGTAACGACCGTGGAGAAGACCGCGCTTACCCCCGCTGCGGGTTGGGTGGTTTTCGACACGACATTAGGCAAACTTTGTGTCTATTCTGGTAGCGCTTGGCAAACTATAACGTCGGTATAATTCTCACCCTAAGGATCGTTCGCTATGAATGGTAATCCAAACGCGGCCACCTTTGGGTCTCCTAACCCTAATACCATGGCTTATGGTAACAAATCCAACCCGGATGCCCCCATGGCAAATGCTGTGTCGCCTATGGCGCAACAGCTACAGAACTTCGGGCGTAACAACGATACTCAGCTCGTCCACATGACCCCCGGTGAGGTTGGTGGCCTGCAGGCCCTAGCGCGAGCCCATGGCGGCTCTTTGACGATCAATCCTGACACAGGCCTCCCTGAGGCGGGCTTCCTTGAGAGTATCTTGCCTACGCTCCTCGGCGTGGGTCTGAGCTTCATCCCCGGCGTCGGCCCTCTCATGGCTGCAGGCATCACGGGTCTAGGTACCACAGCAGTCACAGGCGACCTGAAACAAGGTCTGATGGCTGGCCTTGGCGCGTTCGGTGGCGCTTCGCTGGCTGGTGGTCTTGGGATCGGTGCAAGCGCTGGTGCGGTGGGTGCTACCCCCTCCGCTGCTCTCAACACGATGACGCAGGGTGTGGGTGCGGGTGTGCCAACTATCAGCTCGGGTACAGCTGCGGGTAATGCTATCGCCAACACCATGAGTGGGGCGGCATATCCTGCTGCTCAGACGGCTGCTCAAACTGCCGCCGCTATGAACCCTACTGCAGCTCAAGCGCTTAGCACGATGACCCAAGGGACTCTCCCCGCCGCCGCTACTACTTTTGCCCCTGCCGTCGCACCCAACATGCTAACTCAAACGCTCGGCGCTGAACTCGGAGCTAAGGCGGGTGCCTTCGGGCAAAGGTTTTCTAATGCTGCGGGTGCGAACCTTGCAAACACCGCGACGACCCCCTCTCTGATGAAGACTGGCCTCGCAGCTATGGGTGTGGCCAACCCCGTGCTCTCAGCCATGCAACCTGAGTACGAGGCCTACAAACCCCCTGAGAGCAAGTACAAGTACGAAGGTCCATACAAGCCTCAGGACCGTAAGGTGCGGTTCCCTACGAGCACGCCTACTGACCGTGAGTTCAGCTATTTTGAGGACACCAACCCTTTCCCCGGCTATCTGACCTCGACGGGTGAGATGCCTGAGGGCTTCGCTGACGGCGGTAGTGCTGGCCCTGTCTTTAGCCAGATAACTGGCGGTATCGAGCCGGGGTATATGCCTCAGGCTGCTCCTCAGGCCGCTGTGAACCCAGCCCAGTTCAGTGCGCTTCAAGCTGGCCCTGCAGCAGGTATCTTCGCTCCGTCGCAAGTGCAGACGTTTGGTGCTGCACCTCAAGGACCCAGCGGTGCTGGTCTAGCTCAGCTACTGATGCCTCCAGCACAGAAGTACATGCAGTCTATGGAGCGTGCCCAGACCGCTGGGCCTATGACGTTTGAGCCGTTTAAAACGGAAAAACAAACTGTTGACGCTTCTAACGCTAAGGCTGCCGCCGATAAGGCCGCCGCAGCTGCTGCCGCTAAAGCTAAAGCTGACGCTGATGCCGCAGCTAAGGGAACTAAGACCACTGGAACTGGAACTGGAACTGGAACTGGGACTGGGACTAGGACTGGGACTGGGACTGGAACTGGAACTGGGACCACTGTGACGGGGACTGGACCCGGCTCTCGCGGTGGACGTGATGGGCGCGAGGTTGACGTCATTACTGGCTACGATGGTAACGGTACTGAGGTTTTTGGCGACCCTACCGTCACTGGCAACTACGGATTTACCTACGACGAGAATGGGCTTCCTACAGGTGATTACTCCACATACGGGGGCGGTTTTACCGGTACTTTTACGGGTGGCGACTCTAACTACGTCGACGACAGCGTTCGCGTTGACGAGACGGGCATGTATGACCCTAACCAAGAATTCCAGTTGGACCCGAACGTCGATTATACAGGCGGCGTTGACCTGAGCGGGCTTGATTTTAGCAATATCGGCGGCTCTGGCGGCTCTTATGCGGGCAATTATGAGGGCTACGACGCGGGTCAAGATTTCGTCAACAACATGGACCTCAGCGGGCTAGATAGCTACAGCCCAGAGCAATACCAAGCAGATATGGCTGCGGGTAACTATGGCGGTAGCGACATCAATGGAAACCCCTTTGGCGGTGGCTCCGACGACTATACCTACGACCCCAGCTTGAACTACGTCGACGACAGCGTTCGCGTTGACGAGACGGGCATGCCGGGTCCTGAGGATATACAGACGTTCCCAGCCTTCGACCCCAGCTTGAACTACGGCGGTGACTTTGGCAGTGTGGGTACCGACGTCTATTCCCAGTCTGACTACGGGAACTTCCAACCCGGCTCTGACATGAGCTACAACGGGGTGGACTACAGCGCCTACTCTCCCGCAGACTTCAGTGGGATGGGTAACGACCTAAGCTACAACGCTGCGGACTACAGCGCCTACTCTCCCGCTGACTTCCAACCCGGCTCCGACATGAGCTACAACGGGGTGGACTACAGCGCCTACTCTCCTACTGATTATAGCGCTTTCTCACCCGCCGACTATGGGGTGGATAACGGGGTATCCGACTACAGCGGCATCTCTCCGTCCGACTACGGTATGGACTACAGCGGTATGGGTTTTGACGGGATCGGTAACGATTACGGCTTCGATCAAGGAGACTACGGGCTCTTTGCTAAGGGTGGTCAGGTTCCCCTCGAGGACGGTGCATTCATTGTTGATGCCCGCACGGTGTCAGAGCTCGGCAACGGTAGCAGCCGTGCAGGACAAGACCTGCTGGCTAAATATGGCGGTAAAACACTCCGTGGTCCCGGCGATGGCGTCAGCGACTCGATCCGTGCCAACATTGGCGGCAAGCAGGCTGCGCGTGTAGCTCGCGACGAAGTGAAGTTTTCTCCCCAAGCAGTGGCTAAGATTGGTGGCGGTAGCCTACACAAAGGCACCAAGAAGCTGTACGCTATGATGGATCGGGCGCAAAAAGCCCGCCAATCTGCCCAACGTGGACAAAACACGGGGCTGCAAGGGATACTCAGCAGATGATTGTAGACACCAAAGACATCGAAACCATTGAAAACACCGAAGCCGCCGTAGAGGACATCCAAGTCTCTTTAGTCCCCAAGGAATATGTGAACGGGGTGTGGCCTGAGGTTAAAGACTACATTGCTGCCGCTGCGGCACAGACAGACGGTCGGTACCAAGCGGATGATGTGTATGAGCTACTGACGGTGAATAACTACCTGCTATGGGTAGCCTTTACGCCCGAGAAAATGCACGGGGCTGTGGTCACGTGCTTCTTAGAATACCCCCGCAAGAAGGCGCTCCATG